TAGAATGCTGGAGCATCAGTTTCGCTTGATCCTTTGTAACCAACAAGAACTTTAGTTCCGTCAGCCGCATAGTTATCAGCAAAAACTTTGATAGAACCATTAAGTGTACCAACAAATTTAGTATTTGTAGGTGCTTCAAATGATCCTTCAGTTGTTCTAGCGAATGTAGAAGTTGACGCACTTTGTAGGATTGTCAATGCTTCTGGTGAGACAACAATATAGTTACCAGCACCACGTCTTGTTCTAGCCGCGATTCTGTTAGCCGCTCTGTTAATCTCAATAGCCAATAACGCATGTCTGTCACCAACGTATGCTGGTGTACCAATTAACGCCGCGCCTTTGAAGTCTAAACTAGTTCCAGATCCTGCTAAAGTTCTTAGTGAACCGATAATTTCTTGGTCGATTTCAACTACGATCTCTTGTGCAAGAGCCTGCATAATTTCTGCTTCAATGTCAACACCGTGCATTGATTCTGCGTCTTGTGCCGCTTCGAATGTCCATCTAGCACTTAAACGTCTTGTTTTTGCTTCAACAGTTTCTTTTAAGATTTGGATTGACATTTTTCTACCTGGTGTTCCTTCAGCAACTGCTGTTGCGTCTGGGCTACCTGCGTATGTAGAAGCAAGTTTAAAAGGACTTAAAGCCTCGTCACCTGCTGTTGCTCCACCACCAGATTCCGCATAACGTACTCTTAATGTATGGATTTGGCCTACTGGGCCACTCATTGGTTGTACACCAACGAGTTCGTTAGCGATAACAGAAGGTAAAACCCTTCTAATTAACGGTAACATTACTTTGTTTAAAGTTGCTACTGAACCTGCACCTGTGGCACCTGCTGTTGCGGCCTCTGACAAATGTCTCTTTGTATTTTCGAGGACCACATCTAATGATTGCTTTCTGTTTCCAGAAAGTCCTTCAAGCAAGGCTTCCTTAGTTGCGGACCAGTTGCTTTCAAATAAATCTGCCATTTCTAACTCCTATTTTATTTTGAAAGTCCGGCTAATTTACGGATAGTGTCGATTTCAACTACACTTTCCGCTTTGTCATCGGCTTCTGTTATTACAGTTGCCTTATTACCAGTGTGTTCACTAGTAACTGATTCTGACAACGTCTTCTTTACTCTTGGTGTTTCGCCATCTAAAACTGAAGGTAAGTACTTGTTAAAGGACTCTTCCAGTTTTTCAGTTTTAACACTTTCAAGTAGGTCAGACATAATTTCTTTCTTCTCTTTGCCAAGTGGCGCCATTAATTCATGCAATTTTTCTTTTCTTTCGAATCGATCATTTGCAATTCTTAGTTTAGACTCAGTTAATTTAACTGCGTCTTCACCAGAAGCAATCTTATCGTTTGCTTCTTTTAATTTGGATTCCATCTCGACGATTTGTTTTTGTACTTTCTTGATTTCTTTTGCTTCATTGAGGTAACTTACGCCATACTCATTTGCAAATGCTTCAAAAATTCTGCGACCAAAGTCATTTTCGCGAGCCTTAGTAATGTCTTCACGGAAAGATTTGACTTCATTAACAATTACACCGTTTACAACGCCTTCGACCTTGTTTGCGGCTTTCTTAATAAAGTCTTTCTTGGCTTCTGCTAATTGCTTCTTGCCTTCTCTTACCATTTTAACTTTTTGTTCTACTAGACCTTTTTTGTCTTCGTGGAACTCGGATAGTTCACTTGCAAGTTGATCTGCAACAAAATTATCTAATTTCGTTACATGTTCGCTTACTCTGTTTCTATCTGCTCTCAGTTCCTTAACTTCTTTTGCGACTGCTTGAGTTACAAATTTGTCAAGTTTCTGAGCATGTTCACTAATGGCTTTATGGTATTTGACTCGATCACCTGCTAGTGATTCCTTCTCTGCGGCAATTTCGGCCACTTCTGCTTCAACTTTTTCAGTTACGAATTTGTCCATTGCTTCTACGATTAGACCTTTGTCATGTTCGTATCGCTGTGCAAATTCTTCCCTAAGTTCTGCAGTAATTTCCTCTCTTGCTTCAGTAATTCTAGAATCCCAGGCTTCTTGAAGAGCATCTTTGACATCAGTTGCCAATTCCGCATTTTCAAGTAGATCTGTAAAATTCACTGCCATCGTAGTCTCCTACTTATATTTTTAATTCGTTGATGAAGCCAGTGATAGCCTTCATCAAGTGTTTTTCTGCACTTTTATCGTGTGTCAATGCACCAGCGGTGTCAAAAATCTGACTACCGCCACGCATGTTAAATAAACTCTCATATATAGTTTTGGGATAGGCATCAGGGGCACTTGGTTGTGCCACAATGTCTACGGTTACAATTTCAAATTCAGAAACACGACCACTTTCATTTACGTTTCCTGAACCTCTACTGCTTACACCAAGTTTTGCTCCTGCCTTCAATAATGCTCTTGCAATATTTCCCATTGGTGTCTCTATAATTTTAAGTTTGCCTAGACCGTTTGACTCGTCAAAACTCATACCTTCTATAATATGGCTGACACGGTCCAAATTAATTTGCAATTCTTCTGGATGGTCTAATTCGCCCATCACAGTTTCACCTTTTTGCAATCTTTCGTTCACACTACCGACAGCCTTTTGTATTTCATCTTTGGGATAAATTCTACCATTTTGGTTTTTAACTTCACCCTGGATGAAAAGGCCCTGCATGAATAAGTCTTTACCGTCTTGAGATTCAGATATCTGAACTCGAGACTGCTCAGGACTCATGTATTCGTACAGTTTATTAGCCATCGATAACTCCTATCTACTAAAAAAGATTATACTTTTTTAGGTTCAACGTTAATGTTGTCTGATGGTGTGTGATCTTTTGGGGAATTGTCACCGCTATTACCGTCGCTACCATCTTTAATTGGCTCTAGACCTTCTTTTTGTCCGTCCACATCAAAGTTTTTCTTTGGTGCTGATGTTAATGGTGATTCCTTATTGTCTGCTTCTTCGCTTTTTTTAGCAAGATTATCTGCATTGTCTGATAATTTAGTTGCTTCTTCAACTACATCATCTTCTTCTGCAATTTCTTCGTCTAGATCGTATTCAACTGACTCTAAGTCAAGTTCGTCACCCATTTCAGCATCCATTTCTGCTTCTTCGGCGTCGTCCATACCATCTTCTTCATCTGCTAAAAGTTTTTCAAATTCTGCTTTAAGATCTTCTAGTTCATCTTCGATTTCGTCGACTTTATCTTCTAAGTCTCCGCTTTCTTCTTCGCCTTCTGCGTCGATGTCTAGATCTTCGATGTCATCTTCTTCGCCAACTTCATCGCTATCGATGTTGTCTGATGCGTCTGAGATGTCATCTTCAAAATCGTTTGATTGGTCTACGATTTCGTCGATCTCTTCTTCTGATTCTTCAACAGCCTCTTCCTCAGATTCCTCTGATTCCTCAACTGCTTCTTCTTCTGATTCTTCAGACTCTTCTACTTCTACTTCCTCTTCAGCGACGTCTTCATCTAAAACTTTTTCATATTCTGCTCTTGCTTTAGCAACAACATACTCATGAAGAAGTTCTTCCGCTTTTTCGTTTTCTTCTGCGAGAAGGAGTTCAAGAATCTGTTCTAATTGACTTCTTGATTCTGACATTGTGGTCTCCATAATTGTTAAAATCGCACATAGATGACGACGCCATCCATAGGTGCCTGTATATTACTTAGTATAATAGTGT